GGAAAAACCCTGTTCCAGAAGGCCATGGGCGGCGATACTGCGGCGATGATCTGGTGGAGTAAAGCGCAGATGCGCTGGGCTGAAACGCAGAAGCACGAACACACTGGCGCTGATGGTGGTGATATGGTCATAAAAACAATTCAGCGCACCGTCGTCAAGAATGATAAATAACGGCACGCTTGATATCCCAACTCCTGAATGGGCATTGCCGTTACTGCAACCTGCGCGTTATAAGGGCGCACACGGCGGTCGTGGCTCTGGGAAATCGCATGAGTTCGCGCAGATGGTCATCGAGGCGCACATCATGGACGCCAACACGTCAACTGTGTGCGTGCGTGAATTCCAGAAGTCACTAAAGCAGTCGGTTAAGCGCTTGCTGGAGATGAAGATCGAAGAGCTTGGAGTTGGCAGCTATTTCGAGGTGCAGGACAAGCTGATAAAGAATCGTCACGGCGCTGGCCTGATCATCTTCGAGGGTATGCAAAATCACACTGCCGACTCGATCAAGTCACTCGAAGGCTTCGACCGCGCCTGGGTCGAAGAAGCGCAAAGCCTAAGCCAGCGCAGTCTTGATATGTTGCGTCCTACGATCCGAAAGCCTGGCAGCGAATTGTGGTTTACTTGGAACCCGCGCGAAGCGTCCGACCCGATTGATGCCCTGCTGCGCGGCTCAAAGCCACCGCCTGATGCCGTGGTGATTGAGGTCAACTGGCAACAGAACCCGTGGTTCCCGGACGTTCTGCGGGCCGAGATGGAGTACGACCGCAACCGCGATCCGGACAAGTATGCTCATGTCTGGCAAGGGCAATACCTGCAAAACAGCGAGGCCCGCGTGTTCAGGAACTGGCGCGTGGATGAGTTCGAGGCGCCTGCCGATGCCGTCCATCGCCTCGGCGCTGACTGGGGCTTTGCTGTCGATCCTACGGTGCTGGTGCGCTGCCACATCGTCGGCAGGACGCTCTACATCGACCACGAGGCCTACATGGTAGGCTGTGAGATTATGGACACGCCCAGCCTCTTTATGACCGTCCCAGAGGCCGAGAAGTGGCCTATCGTGGCAGACTCAAGCCGGCCAGAGACCATCGCCCACATGCGGAAGCATGGCTTCCCGAAGATCATGGCGGCCGTCAAAGGGCCGAAGTCGCTGGAGGAAGGTATCGAATGGCTCAAGTCCTTCGATATCGTGGTGCATCCTCGCTGCACGCATACCATTGACGAGCTGTCGCTGTACTCCTACAAGGCCGACCCGCTGACCGGCAAGGTGCTGCCCGTCCTTGAGGACAAGAGCAACCACATCATCGACGCCCTGCGCTATGCTTGTGAGGGTGTTCGACGGGCGCAGAACGTCAAGCCCGTTCAAAATTTTACGCCGTTGGCGACCGCCAACCGCTGGAGGTAACCGATGGCACGCATATCAAAAGAACAGTATCTCGCCAACCTGCACGCCGAAGCGCTCAAGGAGTTCGATGACATCCAGTCGGCGCTCCGCGACGAAAGGCTCCAGTGCCTGCAAGACCGGCGCTTTTATTCCATCGCCGGGGCGCAGTGGGAAGGCCCGCTGGGCGAGCAGTTTGAGAATAAGCCCAAATTCGAAGTGAATAAGATTTCGGCCGCTGTCATGCGCATCATCAGCGAGTATCGCAACAACCGTGTGACGGTGGACTTCGTATCGAAGGACGGCACCAAGGAGGTCAAACTGGCCGACGTGTGCGATGGCCTGTTCCGCGCCGACGAGATGGACTCCTGCGCCGAGGAAGCCTACGACAACGCCTTTGAGGAAGCCGTGGCCGGTGGCTTCGGGGCGTTCCGGCTCAGGACTGAGTGGGAGGACGAGTACGCCGAGGACAATGACCGCCAGCGCATCCGCATCGAGCCGATATTCGACGCCGACAGTTCCGTATTCTTCGACCTCAACGCCAAGCGCCAAGACAAGGCCGACGCCACGCGCTGCTTTGTCATCACCGCCGTGACCCGCGCAGCCTATGCGGCCGAGTGGGGCGACGACCCGGCAAGCTGGCCGAAGGAGGTCTACCAGACCGAGTTCGACTGGCTCACGCCTGATGTGGTCTACATCGCAGAATACTACCGCGTCGAGGACGTCAAAGAGACGATTCGCATCTACCAAAACCTCGACGGCACCGAGGAGCGCTACAGCGAGATGGATTTCGAGGCCGATCCAGAACTGGAGCGCACGCTTGAGGCCATCGGCAGCATCGAGGTGCGCCAGAAGCGCGTCAAGCGCCGCAAGGTCAGAAAGTACCTGATGAACGGCGCACGCATCCTGGAGGACTTGGGACACATCGCCGGCAAGTGCATTCCCATCGTGCCGGTCTACGGTAAGCGCTGGTACATCGACAACGTAGAACGGTGCATGGGCCATGTGCGCCTCGCCAAGGACGCACAGCGTCTGGCGAATATGCAGCGCTCCAAGCTCGGTGAGATCGCCGCGCTCTCAAGCGTTGAGAAACCCATCTTTTTACCCGAGCAGGTGGCCGGTCATCAGTTGATGTGGAGCGAGGATAACATCCGGAACTACCCGTATTTGCTGCTTAACCCTGTGACCGACCAGAATGGCAACAGCGCCGCGACAGGGCCAATCGGCTACACCAAGCCGCCGATGGTTCCGCCAGCCATGGACGCGCTGCTCACGGTCACCGAGAAGGATATGCAGGACGTGCTGGGCAACCAGCAGCAGGCCGACAAGCTGGTAAGCAACATCAGCGGCAAGGCTGTTGAAATGATCCAGCAGCGCGTCGATATGCAGTCGTTCATCTACATCAGCAACTGGTCAAAGGCTGTCAAGCGCTGCGGCGAGGTCTGGCTGGAAATGGCCCGCGACGTGTACGTCGAGAAAGGCCGCAAGATGAAGATGGTCGGCTCGCAGAACGAGGTGGACAGCATCGAGCTTATGCGACCCATGCTTTCCGAGAAAGGCGAGGTCGAGATGGAAAACGACCTGAGCAAAGCGACCTTCGACGTGAACGTGGACGTTGGCCCGTCCAGCTCCAGCAAGCGCCAGGCTACGGTGCGGGCGCTCATGGGCATGATCAGCATCACGCAAGACCCGGAGATCAGCCAAGTGTTGCAGTCCATGGCGATCATGAACATGGAAGGCGAGGGCATCAGCGACGTGCGCGACTTCTTCCGTCAGCGCCTGCTCAAACTCGGCGTGGTCAAGCCTACGCAAGAGGAAGCGCAGCAGTTGGCCATGCAGGCCATGCAGTCCGCGCAACAGCAAGACCCGAACGCGGTGTTCCTGCAAGCCGCTGCCGAGGAGGCCATCGCCAAGGCCGCACGCGCCCGCGCCGATACTGTCCGGACGGTGGCCGACTCCGAGCTCATCCGCGCCAAGACCATCGAGACGTTGGCCAAGGTGGACATGGACGCTAATGAACAGGCGCTCTCTAACGCCGCGATCATCGGCCAGATGGCTGCCCAGCAGGCTACGCAGCCGCCAGTATCCCTGCCAACCAGACCGCCCGAGGTGCTGTAAATGGCCGACCTACTCAAAGCCGCCAAAGATCCCAAGTTCCGCGAGGATGTCATCCGAGGACTGGGCGAGACGTTCAGCCGTGGCGTGGCCGGCGTTCTCGGTGCGCCTGTTGACCTGACGACGATGGCCATGCGGCCGTTTGGCTACAACGTCCCGGCCGAGCAGGTGGTAGGCGGCTCAGAGTACATCGGCAAACAGATGGAGGAAGCCGGCCTGATCTCCAGCGCTCGGCGTCCTGCGGCCGAGTTTCTGGCGAATGTTGTAACGCCTGATCCGATGGATGTGGCAAAGCTGGCGGCTATGGCGGTACCAGTGGTCGGGCGCGCCATGCGTGAAGCACCTCGCGACGAGGCCATGCGTATCGCACAGGCGAATGCTGCCAAGCCTGTCAGCGAGGGCGGGCTGGGCCTGCCGCCTGACAATACGGCAATGGATCGAGCGAGGGCGATGGGTTATGAGCCAGGGTTATATCACGCGACTGGCGAGAACTTTACAGAGATTGATCTTAGCCGCGCAGGAAAAGCCAGCGGCGGCAACGTCAAAGCGTTTTTCACTGCAAAGGGAACCGATCTTGCAGAAGACTATCTGCCAAAAGAAATGGTGCCAAAGCCAGAATATGCCAGAGCGTACAAAAACCAAGAGCGCTATCAAAAAGCCTTGATGTCAAAATATGAAGACTTTTCATCACAGCCTGACCTATTCATGAAAAAACCAGAGGCATCACAGCCATGGCAAATGGAAGCTGCACTGAGAAGCAATCCAGAGTTGTCGAAATCTTTTGAGTCTTATATTGGCAATCCAGAGTTTATTGAGGGCTACTCGCGCAACCGAAAGACAGTCAGAAATCTTATTGAGGATCTTGAGAAAGAGACTCCGAGAATGCATACAGAACAATATGCAACTGGCGCAAACGTAATGCCGCTAATGGTTAAAAAAGGAAATTTCATAGAGTTTGATGCAAAAGGAGAGGCATGGTCACCAGACCTAGATAGAAAAATTCAACAGTCTTTGCGAGAGCAAGGGCTTGAAGGCGTAGTGGATGGCGTAAACATTCGCAATATCTACGATGGAAAAGCTGGCAGGATTGCCGACACGCAAATGATATTCAATCCAGAGGCTGTCAGATCAACGTCGGCAGCCTTCGACCCAGCAAGACGCTATGAGTCTGACCTGCTAGGCGCTGCCGATCCTCGTCTGCTGGCTGGCGTGGCTGGAGCAACAGGTGCTGGCCTCTATGGCGCAAGCCGTATGCAGGAGGGCGAGGAAAGGCCACAGCCGCGCTTTGGGTACCGGCCCGATGGGACGCCCAAGGGCGAGGGCTGGCTCGGCGTGTTACCCATGGCTGACGGCAACCTTGCCACCGAATACTCGATGCAAAGCCAGGCCGTGAAAGTGGATGGCAAGACGGTGGACTTTCCGACACTGGTGCCGACGCTGAGCCAAGAGGAGGTTAACCTGATGCTGTCCGACATCATCCCGAACCGCAAGCCAATCCCTGAGCCAATCGTCCAGAAGGCCATCAAGCACGCAAAGGGCAGGATCGACAAGGGCTTGTCGCCATTTCGGGAGCTGGGCGAATAGAATACTTGTCAGACAAAGTTTGCACTATACTGCTTTCAACCCTTGACAGGCTGTTCCTGCG